TTAGAAAAAGAGTGCATCCGCGCCTATGGCAAGTCCTCGTGTCTGGCGTGATTCTACCGCTTGGGCAGGCATGGCAACAGCTCCAACTGCTCCAACAAGTCCATTTTCATAAGCTTCCGCAAATGTCCTGAATGCGTCCGCGGCGTGAGAACACCTATTATGCAGGGGGGTATCCCGTTCAACACCATGTGCTCCTGCCGGGGCCTTCTGATAATTCTCCAGGGCATTTACGCCAGACATATATTCCACTCCGTCAATTTTCAGGGGCCGGGAGCATCGCTCGTGAAAAATGCAATGATTCAGGAGGCGCCGTACCGCAAAAATACCATTCCACACATCGGAAATGCGCGGCACTACGGACACATTGAACCCTGCTCGCCTCAAATACACGTCAAAGGTAATCCCGTGGGGATCTCTCCTCCCTGCGTCGTGGGGAACCAGATGTTTGTAAATGGGGCCAAACATCACTTCCCACTTCGTGCGGATGAAATTGATATACCACTCCAAGGGCTTTTCATTGGCCTGCAGGCAATCCATCACGTAAAACTTGCCGTCTCCCCTCACCTGCCAGAGCCAGAGAACCATATAATCAGCCATGCCAATATCCCAGGACACATAATAGGGAGCCAGATCATCCTTTTCAAACTCGGCGCATAGTCGGCCCTTGGAACGTAATGCGTCCATGTAAGAACCATAAATGGATCCCTCCACCAATGCCTGAAACGCCTCTTCCGGCGTGGAAGGATATTCCTGACGGACCAATCCTCCAAATGTCTTGTATTGGGAGGCGTACCAACGCTTCTGGGCATCATTCAGGGAAATGCCGCACCTTAACCTCAAATCCTCGAAATACTTCTGTAAATCCTCCGGGAAACTGCATCCATGTTCATCATCAGCTTCAAGGAAATACTCCGGATTCTTCCACCAGGGAAAGAAAAAAAACTTCCAATCCAGGGAAGAAAGAGGTTTGCCAACCATCTCCATGGACGCCTTGGTCATCTCGTAATTGAGGCCAAACTTTCCTCCCTCATGGGTGGATTCCCGGACAATCACGCCGTCTTTGGAAACGGCGTTCATGGCCCCTGTCACAATCTCGCGGGCTCGCAGAGGGGCGTGGGCCGCGACGTATCCAAGTTCCGAGACATGCAAAAACTGAAATGTGCCGCCGCGGAGAGATGTGCCGGCTGTAATTTTACTCCCATTGGAAAAAGACACCGTCGTTTTGGAAGGCCTGACTTGAATCTCCCCTTTGATGAGGCGTCCTAATTCGGCCAGGGCAAGGTCTTCTTCCGTGGGAGCATCCGGTACATAGTCCAAACTCCTGTAAGCCAACTCAATTTTGCCAATCTTGCCTGTTCCATCCACCAAAGTTTTATCAATGATACCGCAATGGAAATTGGGCCGGAACAGGCTCATATCCAGCATCAGCATGGCTACATACGTGGAAATGCCCAGCTGGCGCGCTTTCAGAATGTCATTCCTGTACCATAACTGCTCATGAAGCCGCCGCTGGGCCCAATTCAACTGGAACCTTTGCATCTTGCCCTCTTTATTGATAATCCAGTACAAGTGATTTAACCTCCACACGCGGTCGGAAAGCTGTTCTTTCAGAATCTCTATATTATTATCCATTATGCCTGAATAGCTAATAAATTGAAATCGCGGTTGCCGGAAACGCGGATGCCCACCATGGAATCGTAATTCCAGCATCCATCAGCAACTAGAGAATGCCATCCCCTTGTTAAAAACGAAGACGGGGAACGGTCCAGTACATCCCAACGGGTTCCGTCAATGCTTACCTCAACACCATCCACCAGTGCATCAGAGCCAAAGAAAAACATCACTCCGCCGCTATGCTGGCGGCGTCCAGCAGCTTCAAGAGAAATCAGGGCGTTAGTCTCCAGCACAGACACAAAATCCCTGCCTCCCGGATCCTGAAACTCATTACCCGGCGCCAGCACCTCAATAAACCGTCCATCCTCCCGCGACACCAGGGCAAACAGCAAATCCGCCTGATCCCCATTGGGCAAAACGGCTACCCCTTCGAACACCCCATCTGTCGTGTACCGGTGCCAGGCATGCACCTGGTGCATGCTATTATAAGTCATCAGCGCCAGCACCCCGTCCCGGCGCACAAACACCGCCCGCGGCTCCGGCTTGCGCACAAAAGCAACACCCCGGCACCCGCCGCCGTCGGCCAGCACATGATCGGCAAACACCGTCAAATCGCGGGACACGAACCCGTCGCTCTCATAATCATACCCGTACTGATACACCCGTCCGCCGCCCCTCTCCACATACAGCACCTTATCGGTCGCCATCAGGGCCGGAACATCGGAAGACCCCACAAACCCGTGGCTGTCCGCCCGCGCATTGGAGTAAGTCATCACCCCCTGGCCGCCGGACACCGCCCACTCCGCGTCCGCCGTCCCCAGCAGCAGCCGGGAACTCTGCGCCATCAGCCAGCAAATCCTGTTCTGCGTTGTGGTGCTCAACGTCAAAGCCAGCGCGGAATCATCCTGCTTCCCCACCTCGAAACTGTTGAGGTCATCCGTCTTGCTCAACCACACCGTCTGCGGCTGGGCCTGCGTAGCGGCCAACACCAGGCGCTGCTGAAACACATCCACCAGGGAAGGAAACCCGTACACCCCCCGGAACGCCGCGAAACTCCACATCAACGACTCCCCGGACGGGGGAACCCCCTCCGGAACCGCGGAAATATTATCCCAAAGAGAATACTCCGCGGAAGCCGTCACCTCGGCAGCCTCTGCCTCCATCCACGCCGTGCAGGCAGGCGCCTCCAGCTGCGCTCTGGCCCGTTGGCTGACGGACCCTCCGGGCCAGGTCTCCATCCTCACCACATAAACTCCGTCCTCCGGCACTGTAAAAGATGCCTTCTCCATCGTGGAAAACACAGGCATCAACGAATAAGAACCACCGTTGCCCTCGCAAAAAGAACACACATTCAACGTTGAATTCAGCTGAATCGTCTGCCCGGCATAAACGCAGACAAACCCCTGCATCGACACGACTGTACCCGCCGGAAGAAAAAAACGATACATCTCAATCGACCCCTCCGCAAACCGGTCCAAACTCACCTCTGCCTGCTCCCATTCCAAGCGCACCATGCTCCCGGCGCCGACATCATCCGTCGTCAACCCATCGGGCTTCACCGTCAGCGTTCGTCCCTCCCTGGACACCTCAAACCCGCCGTCCACCTTGGCTCCTTCAACCAACAATGCGGAAAAAACCGGAAGCCCCTTCTTCTCGAAAAAATCGCAAAAATCACTCCCCAAAGGCAGCGTCAACTTGCGCACGTCGCTGGTAGACAGGGAATGCAGCCGCAGCACCACATCCTTATTGTGAGCATCCACCACCAGCTTATTCCCGCAGGAATCAGCCGGAAACCCCTGGCTGGGATCGGAACCATTGGAAAGCTGGGACTCATACAACATCAGGCGCAAATAACACTCCTCCCCCGCCTCGTCCCCGGTCAGCTGCAAATTGGAAGCGGCCCCCACCGGGGAATTGGACGTACCAAGCAGTTGCCAATCCTCATTCGGGAAACGCCGCTCCACGGCATACGTGCCGTACCACTCCTTATAACAATAAAACGTCCAGGTCCCCTTGCAGGTAATCGTATTGGAATGGCAAATCACACCCTTATGAAAATGCTCCGGATAATCCGCCGGAGACGTCAGGCCGTCCACAAAATCCTCCGCCCCGTTAAAATCCCTGTCGCACGTCCACCAGGACCAATAGCTCCCCTCATTGAGGCAGAGCTTTTTCCCAGCCGTGAAAGTGCTGGCCGCCGTGAATGCCTTGGCAATTACCCAGCCCTGGCGGATGACGGCGCCTGTGTTGTACCCGGTCTGCTGGGGCACTGTCACCTGGACGCGCATTACATCCCCCTCATTCATCGCCGCATCTGGATCGGATGCATGCTCCCCGAAAGACACCCTGTAACACCCCTCATCCAGCGTCAGGCGCACCGGAAAATCCCGGAACTCCTCATACCGCCAGGGGCGGGCCTTAAACTCATAGGGCGCCAGGGAAAACATGCCCTCGTCATCCCGTCTCAGCACCATCAGCTCATGCGTAGGGCAGGCCAGAAACAACATGCTGTTCACCTGTTTGTGGCGCAAAGCGGAAACATCGTCCTGGCTCCACACGGAAGGCAGGGAGGCAACCACATCCCCCTCGGCGGACAACACGCGTAGCAGGGAAGGGGACACCTCCACAAGAAAACGGTCATTAGTTGAATAAACATAAGGCAAAATCACGGAACCCTCCAAAGCAGCAGCCACGCGCCGGAACCCGCGGCGCCGGGAAACGCCGCCCATCTGGCCCAGGTCCAGATTCTCAATCCTGGAAGCCCCGCGGTGAAAATTATCCAAGTCTGCCCGGACGGCGGAAGTAGGAGAAAGCTCGCCTCCGTTGAAAGCGCATCGAATCATGTACCATCATTACAACAAAGTAACGAAGGATGAATACAACCGTAACTTGACTAAACCAACGGCTCATTCCCTACGTTGTCCAGGAATCCCGGGCGGCGTTCTTCATTTTCTTGGGGAGCCTCTATTCCATCAAACTCAATCGGAGCGGCTTTACCATTATCAGGATGTACAAGATGCTCCTGTTTCGTTCCGGCAAGTACTGCGGCAATCTTTGAAAGCCCTGGTACATCCACCGGTTCCGGTTCATTGTAACCGGCCAGCTTGGAAAGTTCCCTCACCGCCTCAATCTTGCCGGGCATCTTCTTGCGCATTCCTGAATCCGTGTAGGCAACCTCTTGGCATAAGGGAGAATCTTCGCCCACTTCTCCAATTGGTGTACGCAACACAGCAGTAAGAAACTCAAGGCATTCCTGCTTGGTGGCAACCGCTGATCTGTCCAACTGGGCGTTCAATTCGTCAATCATTCGCAAAACTTCGCCATCTTTGGACAAACGAGAAGCCGCCTTGCTGGCTGCGTCATTACTCATATCCTTGCGATTGTAGGCCTTACGATAAGCGTCCGCCTTGGACAATTTTGACTCAACCAAGAGCCTGGCGAATTCCTTCTTCTTCTCTGTGGCAATAGATGTTTTATCTCTCTTAGACATGATCTTTCATCGTTCGTGTGATAGCGTCTTCCAATCGTTTACGCCCTTGTGCCGTGAGGAAATAACCTTTTTTGAATCTGCCTCCATATTGGGAGGTAGAAACGTCTCCTGCACCGCAAAGGGTATTCAGATGAAAGCACAAACGGCTGGAAGACACGGAAACGCGGTTGACAATTTCTCCGAACCGAATGCCGGGATTAAGACCGATACAGGAAAGAATAGCGATCTGAACCGGAGACATTTTCAGCCGTGAAAAGGCTGCGGACATGATAGACATCAATTTTAACTCTGACTGCTTCATCTCCCTTCCTCCCTTCTCATATACCGTTCAAAACAATAATCCGGCGCATCCTTGACCCGGCACACCACGTTATTGCCGCGGTAGAGTCGTGAGGCAATCCGGGCATCCAGATGTTCCCCGATATGCTCCGGCAGCAGGTTAGACGTGAGCATCGTCCATTTCCCCAGCCGCCCATCGACAACACGGTTCAGGGCGGAAAGAATAGCGGGAGAAGTATTCTCCGCGCCAATATCATCCAGAATCAGTACGTACACCTCTTTAACCAAATATTCAATAAACGCCCAATCCCCGGAACGAAGCATGGAAACCACCTTCTGCCACTTCCAAAGCTGAATGGGCAACGTGGGGCGTGATTTAGTCAGCGCATCCCTGGCAGCCTCCGCCAGATGCGTCTTGCCCACCCCGGAAGCCCCCAGCAGGGACAGCCAGCGGCGCGGACGAACCTTATTAACGATATCGTTAATAAACCACTGCACTTCCCGGTGCATGGCCTGCACCTCCGGGTGAACGGACTCGTCAAACCCGCCCATATCGTACCGTACCAGCTTGTAACTGCGGACAATCCCGTCCTGGGAAGGCATCACGGAAACCTGCCCGGCCAAACGTTGAATATCATCCATCATTCGTACCTCCTTCCCGCGTTGGCGTCATTCCGCCCAGACGAACCTTGATGTCCCCGCTGCGCATTATTCGTGACCCAGGAACGGGCATACTTCCGGGCTGCCGGCTTCCAATCGGCAAGAGGAATCCCCTTGCTGTCCCGCCATCCACGGGCGCTGAAATCATCAAAAAACGACTCTGCGCACCGTTTCAACTCGTCTCCCTTGGGAGCCATAAGCTGGGCCGCCATGAAAAGCCGCACATCCTCCGCGTCCCGCGGGAACTGCTCTATGCCTCGGCTTACAGGTAATTTCTTCGCATTCGCATCCGTCTTCGTCTCCGTCTCCGAATACGCATTCGCATAAGTAACGGGTTGAGGCGAATCGTTACGACCTGTTACGAGTTTCCGCAGTTCGTATTTCTTGTCGGAAACTTTCAGCACTTCGTAACCGTTCGGAAGCGGCCATTTGGGCATGGACTTCCCCTGCTGGTCGAACCCCAGAATCATCAAGTATGGCTTCTCATTATGAGAATAAAGCAGAATAAGCCCCGCGGCCTCACACGCGGAGAGGCAGCGTTGAATATTGCACTCGCTCATCTTATCGAGTTGGAGAGGATACAACGCAGAACGGAGAATGGGCGTCCTAGCGTCATAAAGGCCGTAATCGTCTGCCACAGACATCAGGCGTCGGTAGAACACCTCGGCCTCCCACGAAAGAGAGGCGACGCGCCCTGATGTCAAAATAGCATCTCTTATCAATCGTGTAGGCATATCAAAAAAGCGTCAGTTGGGGGTTGTAGTTCGTGAATCGTTCGAGTAAAACCCGGAATGCAGTTGCCGCCACTGCAGGAACTTGCCCGTTGCCAAGGGCTTTAAGCTCGTCCACTTCTGGGGCCACCCCATCATCAGGGCGGCGAAAGACGCTGACACACACATCCCCCTGACTCGCTTCCCACCGCTCCTGACATAGAGATATGCCAGGTAATCTTCCAAATTCCCTTTTGGTTTGCCTTCCTCCGCTCTCTTCCAACACAGTCCATATTTGGCGATACATGCACGCATGGTGGGCAAGAAGCCATAATCTGGCGCGGCGATGGGGTAATCCAACGGCGTCAGCTCCCAGCACACACCATGCAGCATCATACCCGATGCGGGCAAGGTCACCGAGGATTCTGGCAAGTCCTCTTCCCACAAGCAGAGGTGAGTTTTCCAGGAATGCGAATTCCGGTCGTACTTCATTGATAATTCGGTGCATTTCCCGCCAGAGGCCGGAGCGGGCGCCGTCAATGCCGGCGCCTTTTCCTGCGGCTGAAATGTCCTGGCACGGGAAGCCTCCAGATACCACGTCAACAAGGCCGCGCCACGGTCGTCCGTCAAAGGTTCGTACGTCATCCCAAACCGGGAAAGGCGGGAGTAAGCCGTCATTCTGTCGGGCGAGCAGTACGCTTGCGGGATAGGGTTCAAGTTCGACAGCGCAAACGGTGCGGAATCCGAGCAGCTCGCTTCCAAGTATGCCTCCACCAGCGCCCGCGAAAAGATGTAGCTCATTCACTCTCCCTCCTTTCCATTCATCAGGTTAAATTCTGGCTGTTCCCACATGACTCCACACTCACACGGCATTCGAAAATCGGAGGGTCTCACCAAACCTTGAAGGTAGTCTTGGCGGAGTTGAGATAGAGGATAAAATATCTTTTCCCCGTTAACAGTTCTCCTTAAAATGGTATTATGTTTCCCGGTTGAATCTCGAAATCGTTGTTCCATCCTTTCATGGAAGGCAAACCTCTCCGGCATCTTTTCCAAAAGATTTACAAAATGACCAATACCCGCTTTGAAACAAAAACCGCCGCAATTTGCATGGTTAAAACCCATGTCGTATAACCTTGGAAGCCTGACATTGTATCCTTCCAACCAGCTTTTAATCTCGCAGTAGGAATAAGGTTTTTCAGCCAGTGGAAACCACCAGTTCCATTCCGGTTTGTTTTTTCGGAGCCTTTCACACCGTTCTATTTCTTCAATGTTAAACCCAATAACGATACGAGTTTCTGGTGTGCAATGCTTACGCATCCATGTGTCTAGCGGTTTACGTTTGAGCAATATTGAGCAAAATCCCACGCGGGAATTTGCCATCATGCCCTCTCCGCCTGAACCATCCTGCCCAGTACACAGTTCCCACGGAGTAATATAAGCATCCGGATTTTTCGCTCCTTTATGGCCGCGCATACGGACAATGTGAAGCTGGCATCCCAAGGCACCCGCACCTTGGACGATAAAGCGGTAATTATCTTCATCTTCGATCCCGGTGTCGGCGAAGACTAAATCTACTTCGTCCGGCCCATACTGATCAACGGCTAACTTGGCTGCACCCCAAGACATAAGGCCACCACTGTAATTCACACAGACTTTCACTCATCCTCCTTTCTTGGCTCCCAGTAAACAGGCCATCCTTCATGGACGCAGGCTGCGCAGAACTTGTACTGCGTTAGCTCATGTTTACAGTTCGAGCATCTCCGTCGCATAGGATGCACCCACGCCCTGCACGCGGCCCGCTTCCGGCGGACGTCACCGATAACATTGTACAACTTAAAGTCGTCCCATAAGCCTCCGCGAAATTGAAGTGGCAGCTCGTGATATTCCATTTTAAATCGTATTCGGGCGTTATTGCGAATCCTTTCAATTCTGGTTTCGAGAGTTTCGACTGCTTTTCCGTATTCGTAAAAAGCTTTCTGTTCAGGCGTCAGTTTCATGCGAGCCTCCTTTCAAACACGATTTCCACCTGTCCGGCGCGTCCCAGGTCGTGAATCCGCTCAATCCCGGCGCAATCCAGCGTCCTGTCGTCAATGCCCATAGCCTTGCAGGCCCCGTCCAGATACGCCTTGCAGCGCGCCAGGCAATTATCCGTGTCCGGCTTCGGTCCCTTGAAAAACCAGATCACCCGGTAATGCGTCGGTTGCATCCTCCGGCCATTCAGGGCTTCACAAGTCCTGCCCCAGGCTATATTCCGGGCGCGGCTCTTGGCAGCCGTCTTCTTATAACCGGCCACAATGGCCCCCCTCTGCGTGAGAGGGGCCTTCGCATTGGGGGACAAACACCGCGGCGTGTGGGGCAAAGTAATGGTCAGCGTGGTCATCATGCCGCACCTCCTTCCACTTCCTTCACGGATCCGTCAGAAACCTTCACTTCCGCGCATCCCGCCAGCGTCTTACGCAGCCAATCCTTGGACTCGGCCACCTTGGCGCCGGCATCCGCAGCCTTACGCACGGAATGCACCAGCTTATCCAGATCGGTAATCCCTACCTTGCAGCAGGCCGTAAACGCCTGCGCCGTGATGTCGTCGGGGAACAAACCGTTAAGAATTTGAAAAGCCGCCGCGGCATCCGTCACCGTAAACGCCTTCTTGCCGGGAGCCAGAACCAGACCGGGAATCTCCACCTCGGCCCGCAGATCTGCCTTCACCTTGGACTCCACGGAAGCCGCCCACTTCTTCGCCAGTTTGGCAAGATCGTAGGCTTCCCTCCGTTTTTCGGGAGACCATTCTTCCCAGGCCGCCGTCAAATCCCCGGACGTCACCTGCACCAAAGCCAGCTTCACCGCCGGGCAGGAAGACTGGGCCCGGCAATACCGGCAAGCCTTCTCGCTGGGCTTCAACGGGGCGTGCTCATCCTGCGCCTGCTCAATGCAGGCCCGGAAAAACGCCCGCGCCTGCTCCACGCTCTCGCGGGTGTACCGGCAAACGGCAGGCTCCTTCCGGCTCGCGTAAGGCTGCAAAATGCACACAAACACCTCATCCGCATGGTACGCCTCGTGCCCATCCATCACCAGCACGGCCAGGGCGCTCAACTGCAAATTGCACTCCGCTGGAGAAACAGGAATGCGTCCAAATTTGTAATCCACCACCAAAGCCTTGCGGTCCCAAACAGCCACCATGTCCGGTTTTCCGGAAAACAGACGGTCCCGTTCAAATAGACGCACTTCCCGCACCGTCTGAACATCGGTCCAGTTTTCTTTCATCCCCAAGTGCTTTTCACACAGGGCCTTTTCCATCTCGCGGCACCAGGCCACAGCCTCGGCGTCCTCCGGGTCTTCCGGCATCGTCCCCTGTTCCATGTGAGCGTGCAGGATAGTTCCCATGGCGGCGTCCTCGCTCTCTTCGTCTATCGGGCATTTCCTTTCTGCATTCCAGCTTCCGGGGCAGAGGAAAAGCCGCTGCATCCCGCTCGCGCTGGGCAGCCCCTGACGTTCATCCCTGATCATTTCCATTGCGTCCATCATCGTCAACAAGTCAGGAGTTAATGCTCAAAAGAACCAAAGGAAGGCACATCCTCCGGCACATCCAGTCCGGGAATACCGTCTTCCGGCGCCGGTGCGGTTACAGGCGGCGGGGCCTGCGTCGTCCTGGGAGCTGCCTTTGGAGCGTGGGCAGATGCAGGAGTCTCCGGCAGGGAGGGGTCACGGGCGGGCTGGTCATCTACGGGGAACTCGTCTCTAACCTTCCTTACCCCCTCAACAATGCCGTTATAAACATTGCTCAAATCCCGCAATTCATTTACGGACATTTCTTCCAGTTTGTGACCCAACCTGGCTTCAAGCCGGGCACGCGTCACTCCATAGACTAAAAAATTAGCTTCCAGAGAGCGGAGAATATCATCCTTACTCCGCTTGAATCCGTTCTCCTGCGTAATCTTCACAGCTTCCATAGCTTCATCCGTCAGCCACCCGGGAAGCACCTGCAAAATGCAGGCGCGGATTCGGCGGGAAGCCATATTCGCGCAGAGTTCGTAAATATCCCGTTCGCTGTCCAAAGCAACACGTTTCATCACCTTCCTGCCCCCCTCATACTCGTTCTTGTCGCGGGTGTGAGGAACCGAAAAAGCAATTTCCCTCCTGACATTGGTCTCTTTGTCGAAACAATAGGCAAGACATTCGGACACATTGCAGCCGCTTCCATCCGCGCCCTTGGGATCCCAATGCCGGGCAACCTCCTTCCATCCGGCTTCCGCATTCCCCCAGGCCCCGATCAGCGCCTCCGCCAGACGGATGCTGGGGCCCGTCACGGTCGTATTTCCGCGAGGGTAGGAATAAGTGGCGGACTGCGCCAATTTCGGTTGATCGCAAGCCTGCTTCATCCTCAAGGTCACTTCGGCCAAATTCCGCGGAAACTGCTTGGCAATCCAGATCGACGCAAGCACGGAAGTAACGGCTGCATTGCTCGTCATGGCAGCCAGGGCCCCGCTTCCGGCGGAAGCCTGAACGGCAAACGGATTGCCCGGCGCTTGATTGGAAAGTTCGTTTGTTGTATTGGTATTCACGTTATTAGTATTCTATTGGTTAGCTATTGATAACAGGCCGGGGACCAGTTGGCGCTGGCCCCGGCCAACTCACTTTATCGGTCGATTTCTCCGGTGAAGGAGGATTTCGTACACAGGCACACGGCGCCGCGGTGAATCCGGTTCTCCGGCAGATCCTTTGCCAGCTTGTCGGCAATATCCTTAATCGCATTGCGTTCCGGGATGTCCGCGCGGACAAGCTGGTACACAAAATACAGCTTCCCATCAGCCAGGCGCACACGCAGGCGCACCTTGATTTGATACGTGGTATCTCCTTCAGCGCCCCGAATAACCGGGATCGCAATCGTGAACTCCGGGGGGACGTTCAATTCTCCACTCTTGGAATCCACCGTTTCGTTATAAGTCAGCTTCGTTTCGCCGTCGGAAGCCCGGTAGGCGGACTTAAACTCCACCTTGCGGTGCATGTCGAACTTGCTCGCCAGCGTCAGCATTTCAGACGGGGTGGGCTTCATCACATCCTTGCTGTTCTCTTCAAGGAATTCCACAAAATCCTTCTGGCTCATGCCCTGGCCGTCGTATTTGGTCCAATTCTCCCATTCCACCGTCTTGTTGAGCTGCATAGTGGCTTGGTGGTCCCCCCATCCATTACCATCGGGGGAATAATAATTGAGCACGGCGTTTACTTCTCTGTCGCTCACGTAAATCACGCTCCTGACGCCATTTTCGGCATCTTCCGCCTTCACGAAATCTGCCAGCGTTTCCAGGTCCAGCAGCTGAACACTGCCGGCCTTGCGAGGGGGCGTATTGCCCAGGCAATCCAGATGATACAGGGTATATCCATCCGGCACGACGGCGGCACGGCCATTCGCCACTTCCTGCACGCGTACGGCTGCCAGAGTTTCTTCGTTCAAGTTATCCATATAATTTAATTCTATAATGTTTATGTTGTTATGTGGTTGTTGGGAACTTAGGCGCGCTTAGCTACCTTGGCGGGGACTCCGGCATCAACATCGGCAGCAGCCGGGAATGTCACCTTCACAGGAGCATCCAGGTCCAGTTTCCCCTGGGCGGGGTCGTCCGTATGCAGGGCGCCGGAGGTATCGGCAAACATGATGCGCGGGGCAATCGTCGGATCCGGGATGCTGGCCGTAACCTTCGGTTCAATCACCACCTGATTCACGCCGCCTTTGCGCTTCACGGACAGCTTAAGAGTCAGGGATCCATTATTCCCGGTTGCCAGCACGGCGGAAACAAGGCTGGTCATCTTGGTGTCCAGGGCTTCTAAAAGGGCCCCTTCGTTAATCTCGGAAAGTCCTTCGAAAAAGACATCTCCGGGCACTTGTCGTTTAGTTACTTCACTCATAATATTGATGATCTAATAGTTAATAATAGATGACGAATCAGTCTTCGCATTCCTCGCACTCGCAACCAGCGATTCCGAGCATGGCGGCAATGGGATTCATCCGATCCTTCATTTTCGTTTTTTGCTGTTGTTCAAGGAACAAACGGACGCCTTCTCCCATAGTTTTTACATTGCCCTCAAAGCATTCGCCTGCTTTGAGAAGATAGCCGAAAGCGCTCGTCCACCCGTAAACTTTGAAATTCATTCTCTCAGACTGAAAAACGGAGCTGGAGGATTCTAATATGTGCCGAGTTTTTCTTTCTTCCGGGACCTCCAAAAAGGCGGAAAAAATAGCGCGCCCATCGTAACGCTTAATCAAATCAACAAGGTTATCAAGCGCGGCGCTGATTTCTTCTTTTGTGGATGCAACAGTATCGCAGCAGCAGGCTTCGTCCGGCGTGCAGGACTGCGCATTCTTTTCTTCGGTATTGTCCATTGTATTGGTATTCTATTGGTTATTGCTTTCCACGATCCGCGTGGAGCGGGACGGTTTTTCCAAACCGTCAAAAGCTTTCATGGGAGTGGGAGACTCCGGGCAAAACCCGGAATGCGGGCTCTTGCCGGCCTGCAGCTCGGCGTTATCCAGCTCCACCGCCAGCCAGAACAGGCACGCAGCGGAAAGACCAAAGGAGCAGGCACCCAAAAACTTGAAAAAGGTATTCATGCCGCAGCCCCCTTTCTTCTTCTGCGCGGGGGAAGAATATTCATATCCACTCCATTCACTTGAGGCTTCTGTGCATGATCCTGCTGGTGGATATAGCGCCATACAGACAGGGCAGGGAACTCATAGGGGCATCCGGCGCTTCCTGTTCCGGGCAACGCCTGAATGCTGCCATCCTGGACAAGGGCAAGAATGCGCTCTCTTCCCCAGCCCGTCATGAACCTTACGTCATCCAAAGTGACAACTACCTTGCCGCGGAAGGCGGCAATCGCCTGCGCCTCGTCGGAATCAGGCAATAATCCCACGCTCGCCGCCTCCGGGGAGGAAGGCACAGGAGAAGAAGCAGCCTCCTTAAGCACCCTGGCTATGGTTTCCAGGGCCTCCGCCAGACTCTTCAACGTTTTTTC